CCGGTAAAAATTGGTCCCACGAATACCAGACTCAATGCGTTTTGTTGTGCAGTATCGTTCCAGGTGGTCACAGCAATCACGTCATTAACGTTGAGTGCAGATATAATCTGCAATGATTGGCCAACTACATCAAAGTTTGCCTGGGTATTTACTGTGATCAAGATTCTTGATCCACTAGCAGGTGGAGATGTAAACACAACCTGTCGTCCAGGCGTGTTTGACCCTGTCCAGTTTGTGACACTGTATGATCCCACTGTTGCACCCACGCTCTGAACTTGCAGGATGTTGTCAACCCAGACCACAACGTCAGTGGGTGCATTGATAATGTTTTGTTGATATCCACCTCGTTGCGGCAACCCAAAGCTGACACTTGAATCGTCACCCAACCATTCAATGCCCTCTGGGGGCGTTAGACGCAGACCGTTGCGGGTAACAATCATGTTGACTGGGTTGGTGCCACCTGCATTGTTGGTTAAAGCAAATGTTTTTGTGGTGGTCTGTGCAGACGAAACCACAAAATACTGCACCTGTGGTGTACTCCAGCTGTAGGTTGTGGTTGCTTTGCCTGTTCCGCTGCCAATACCAGTCGCAGTAAACACAGTGCCCACAGTGTTAGTTGCGGCCCCCACAGCAACAAAGTTGGTGGTACCTACAGTAGAAATAGTGTACTGTTGACCAATTACAAAATAGCCAGCCAACACAGTAGTCAGTCCCAGGGCAGTCAACGAAATACCTGATCCAGGAACGGGACTATAACCAAAATCAACTTGTGATTCCAGGGTAGGTACAAACAGCAGCCAGTAGACCACATCAGTAATGGCCACACCCTGTGGTACTGCCTGGATTGCTCGATAATACTCGGATCCTGTAATTGCAGTGCTTGGTACTGTTTGAGAAATATTAACAGTATATCTTCCAATTCCGCCAAGAGTTTCACCAGATAATAACGGAGTAATTTGACTCACTACACTGGTACCCGATTCTACTAGATTTCCAAGAATATATTGACCTGCTGCAATATACCCAGAAGTCAATGCTGTTATATATAATGTGGTTCCTGATATTGAACCTGTGGTCAGTAGTTGAACATTGACAACATCCAGTTTGTCATAAGTGTCAAGAATATTCCAGTTTGCGCTGTCTATGTATGGCTCCCAGGTAACTCCGCTAATGGCTTCGCCGTCAACCAGCACAGCCAGGATGTTGATTTCTGCGCTGTTGACTGGAATAACAACTGTTTGACCAGTGGTACTGCCTGTATAGTTGGCACGATACAACTGATTGCCGCCACCTAGTTCGTACACGCTGATGTTGATACCATCACCATCAGCCACTGTGAGCAGAGTAATAGTTTGATCTTCCCACTCAACTGAGTAGTCTATTCCACTGGTCAGATCTAGTCCGGTAGTTTGATTGCTGACCAGAATCTGCACCGGATGTTCAACCACTCCGGCCCAGCTGTAGACATCAGTAACTGCTGCTTCATAGGTGTAGCGTATGCTGGTCAACTGGAATCCATGTCCATCGCGATTCCAGTCTGCGCCTGGACGAGTGTACACTCGCATGTCCAGGGTGTCAAATTCAGCACCGTTGACCAATTCTTCAGGAGCATGTCCTTCGTACAGTCCTATGAACTGGCCACCATCCGCATTGATGCTGGTAGGCAAGGTGCCCAGGGTCAGGTCTGTAAATTCGCTGGTGTAATCTGCGTCCACGGCCAGTGGATCACGCAGAAAATAATCACCATACACTTGCACACCAGGATAACCAACTCCGTCAATCAACAGTGGCAATTCAAGTCCAGGTTGATTCACACCCGGAACATACAAGCCCATGGTGCGGTCAACGCCGGTTAGTCCATAAGGTCCAGTGCCGTAGTTGAACGTAGCAGCATTGACCTCAACCCAGTCTTCAAGATTGAACGTTGGCCCTACAACCGCAGTGCTGGTGCTGCTGGCAGCTTGCCAAACACGGTCAACGTATCGAACCAACTCACCGTCTTGGTATGTTCCATTGGTGTTCCAGTCTCTTACGTCTGAGAAATATTGGAAACGGTCATAACGCATCACAGTACGGAAAGACCTTGCCAGGGTATAAGATTCCACAGTAGTTGGAACAGCAGAAGCATTGTATACTTGACCACTGCCTTGTCCGTTTACCACAGCATAATATTCTGCGCCAGTACCATTGCCGCCGGTGATTGTGATTGCGGGTGCAGCGCGATAGCCAGAACCTTTTCGAATCATTTCAACAGCTACCACTTGGCCCAGACTGTTGATTACTGCTATTCCTGTTGCAGCTACACCTGCATAACTCAGAGTTGCTGTACCATCTGTTTGTGATCCGCTAGTGAACAGCGGTGCAATTGTTCCGGTAGTGCCGTTAGCAGTTACAGTGTACAAATTATCAACATAGAAGATTTGTTGTCCTGATATAATTGCAGTTGACGCTGTCCACTCGGTGCCAAATATCACCGTTGGTGTTGTAGTATAGCCAGATCCTTGATTGACCATTCTGGCACTTTCAATACTCAACCAATGGTTGTTGTACCATTGTGAGTACGGCCAATTGTTCCAGATAGTGCTAGCTGCTGATGCATCACTGGCAGAGTTAATAGTTGAGTTAAAGGCAGTGCCAGCATTGTATGGCAACAACACTGGGCTGATATACTTTGGAATTTCCAGTGTGGTATCATAATATGCTGGTACATCAAAGTCTGTTAGGTCGCCTTGAGAACTGTCAAAACCAGTGTACTTGAGATTGAACTCACGCACCTGCACATGATATGGTTTGACTTCTTGAATGTAATCGCTTACAAATTCTTGATTGTCACGCACATAGTTTTGATACGGCAGCAGTTGACGAATTCTGTGATCCACATCGATTAGACTGGTTTTTACTAGCCACTCAGGGGCAGCAAACTCGCTCAACACAAAGTTAAACATTAGTACCAGAGCTCGGTTGCGCTCAAGGGCTAGATCATCAACAAACAGTTCTTGATTGATAGCTTGTATAATCTTGCGAGTTTCTGTTACAGGTTCTTGATCATAGTATTGCGCATCAAACACTTCAATATCAAATCCAAATCGTCCCACAGCATAGTCCCAGAGTTCGCTGGAGAATGCAATTGTGCCATCTTGTAGTCCCACACGTTCATACCCCAGGTCGGTCAACAAATATATTTCCCACTTGCCTTGTGCATTGGCGGTGACTTTGACGCTGCTGCCCACTGGCACATTGATTGCACCCAGAGCAGAGTATGTTACCACTTGTGTTATAATTTTGGTACTGGAATTGTAGCCCGGGCGGTACCAGTTGATGTAACTCCAGTAATCTGCTGTATTGTATCCCTGCACACGGGTAAGAATCAGTTCTCGAACACCAGGGGTAGTGTCACTGGTAGTCACAGTGTAAATTGTCCATAGTCCCCGATTATCACTGTCTGTTACTACCAGATATTTGTAGCCCAGGGCCACAGTGTAGATATTCTGGAATCCTAGGATCTCCAGGTTGGCAACTCGCAGATTCCATAGCCCTGAATTAGCAGTTGGTTCGGGTTCTGAAGAGTTCAACAGATTAAAACTGCGACTTTCGGTAATGGGATACTGTGCCAGCACAGTATTGGCATGAGTCAGATAGTTGCGCAGTGCTTCAAAGCGGTCTGTAAACATTGACTGGCGTGGGCGGAATTGCACACCGTATTGTTCAGCTGGTCCTAGATTGGGATCTGGAACTTGGTTACCAAATGTGTCAACTCCGCAGAAACTGTCTTGTAGTTTGCGATACAGGTTGTCACTCAAGAATCCATTGGCACGATCTTGTGCAATTAATTCATATTCAGTATGCACGTTGTCATTGGTCAATTCTCGATCAAACTCAATACTGATCACAGTGTCACTGGCTTCAATGTAGTCCCCAGAATTGTACAACGCAATTGTACTGGCGTTGATTGGGGCCATGAAGGGGATGCCACTGGCCTTGGGATCAGCAATGTAACTGGCCACAGTGGATGCTGGCAGAGTCTTGTTGATTTTTGTGGATGTTGTGGTAATGCCGCGCACCCAGAAATAGTATTCTGTGGCAAACGTACCATCCTTGGTCAGTCGAGTGTTCACAGTGTAGGACAAAGACGACAACGGTGTGCCTTCTCCTGTGTAGTTAGCAGGAGCCACTGGGCTCACAATCCACTGATACACATCAACAACACTGCCTGGGAACAACTGACTCCAACGACGGCTGGCATACACAATGCTGTCTTGATTGGGGTCAATAAATCTTACTGACGAAATATCCCACCAAATTTCGCCCACATGATCTGTATTCCAGGTGGTGCCACGAATGTTTGTTGGTCCCACGTTGTATGCTGCTGGATCAATTGCACCAATGTAGTCTATGTTTTGGCGAGCTGCACCAAGAATCTTGCCTTGCAGTGGATTGATAAAATCCAAGAACTCAGATGTTGCTCTGGTTACTCGATCGTACAAGAACACAGAGTTCAGCAATCTCACGTCTACCACAGGTTGTTGCTGTTCCAACACAGTCCAAGCAAGAGCACGAGTGGGATTTTCAAACACAAATACTGCGCCGAAATCTGCTGTGCTGTCTCCAGAATCATTCTTGGGGGCGCCGACCATGAGCACACCAGATGTGTAATTGACTGCTGTGCCAAACCCGTCCAGGGGCTGCACATTGCTGTTGGTAATTTGATCGCCAAACACAAATTTGCCTGGATTGTTTATGTTGGATGTTGAGCTAGGCAAGTAATCGTATGTGTATACTGCGCCGCTTTGAGTGATCACAGTAAAGAACACTGTGCTGCCAGCGTCAAATATTGTGGTGCCATCATCAAACACAGTTTCAAGATACAAGCTGCCTGTTGGCGCACCAACCACAAGGTTAATTGCACTGTTGTCTATACCAACACTGGAACCAAACCCGCTGAATTCTACTGGGTAAGGACTGAGAATAGTTTGTGTCCATGCATATGTATCAAACCCCAAGGTAGTAAATGTTGTTCCAACTGTGCCGGGTGCTACGGTAACTTTGTCTAGAGCTGCGGCTGCTGCCGAGTTCTTGACTCCAATGGTCAAATATCCAGTGGCGTCAACTGTGGCCAACACATTGGGTACCGTCACATTGATCTGTGCAGCAAGAGCACGTACTTCCACGCTGGCTGCAACTGTGGTAGTCGACACCACAGTCCAATAAGCAGTGTTGGTTATCAATGTTGACACTGGTACAGCCTGGGCTGCCACATAAATTGTAGTGGTTGTGGTCACAGCATTGTAGACCACTGTGTTTTTGTCGTAGGTTACAGAGTTGGACCAAGCCGCAGGAACCACAACATCCATGTCATTGATACGAATAGTATTGCCGCTGGTGAGATTTGCATTGGCCACTGTGTTGGTAATTGTGCCATAGATTTTGCTTTGATTTACAAAACGTTCAACCACACCACCTTTGTAGATTTGCACACTGCTTTGAGGCTCGCCTATGTACAAACTGCAATTGTTGGCACAAAGGTCTAGTGCCTGGCCAAAGTTTGAAAAATCTGCTACTGTCTGTTGATCAACTTGTTGTAGTTGTTGGAACTGGTTGGTTTCAATTTCAATTATGTCACCAATCTGCAGATCAGCATTGATAGTCACCACATCACCAGCAATGGTGAATGAGTTGGCTGCATTGATCACGCTGTCGGTTTGATTGATCAAGAATTGATTGTTCACAATCACACTAACAGGACCAGTTGGGGTACCACCTAACACTGTGAATGTGATGCTGGATGTGTCTGTGCCGTAGATGAATCGTTGTACATTGCGATCAAACACATACACTGTGCCTGCTTCGGCTAGAGCATCAATGGTACGGTACGGTGCACCAATCATGACCTGACGACCATCTGTGCTGCACGATACTGACTGTCCAAATCTATCACCGGCAGTGAGTCCACCTGTGACCGAGGCGGTGTCAATGGTGTCTACATATTCAAAATAGCTGCCAGCAAATGCTACCACAACGTCAGTTGATATACGTGCAGTAATAAATGTTACTGTGGTACCTGAAAACGTGTAGTCAATATTGGGACGCCATAGATCTTCGTTGACCTTGATACTGAACGAATATATGCTGTCGACAGTGAACAAGCCCACGCTATTTCCACTTGCATCAGTGTCATTGGCCAAGTTGAATGTTGCGTCATTGTAGGGAATCTGGAAGCTGTTGTATCTTGCAAATTCAATTAGTACCGAAGCTAAAACTGTTCCTGTGCCTGTGCCCGCTGCTGTGGCCACAAATTCAACACCAATTGTATTGCTGGCTGCACCAATTAGAGTGTAATTGGTATCACCAACTGTTAAAATTGTGTAGATTTCCCCGGGTACAATTGCTGTTGCTGTAAACACACCTGGTGGTGTTGTAAGTCTTACTTCACTGAAGTTATTAACAATAGTATAAGTTGCGCCGTAAGTTTGAATTTGTCCATTAAAGGTCACTTTCAATTGGCTGTTGTTATTAACTTGTATCTTGGAGTTTATATTATAAACTGTGGTTGCGCCGTCGGCTGTGGTCTTGATTGATTGATTTTCCCAGTCAACCCGACCATATGCATGAACTGAATTCAATCCAGGTGCGCCAATATACATCCAACGTTCGTCGAGACTCACAACCACTGAGTAGCCAAATTCTCCTGCGCCTGTGAGCAATGTGCCATAACCAGAGGGCTGTGTCAACAGTTGCCATTGTGCATAAGGAATAACTCCGGGCTGGCCCAGTGCTGGATCACGATATATCACAGAGACATATCCATTATTGGCTTGGCTGCCTGCTCCTAGACTCTTGCTGGCGCCAGCTGCGGCCCAGGTTTGATTTCCAAAGTCCACAGCATTACCGTATCCGCGCACACCGGGCACATCCAGGGTTAGTATACCATCCCCGCTAGATATTGGGCTTACGGGGCTGTATTGATCGCCATAGTTCTTGACATACACATACACTGCACCTGTTTCGGTTCCTGATCCAAATCCATATTTGGGACTACCTACCAAGGCGGCCAGGCGATTCTGTGCCTGAGCAATGCTGACACCATATTGTTCGCCTGCATCCAGCAGCACAGGGTTCAATTCCACAACATCCGAGAATACCGAATTCTTTTGCAGCACTTGCCATAGCCCGTCTCCGTTGTCGTCTACCCAGACCTTGGCGCCGGGCAAGATGTTGTTGGCATAAGGTAAATTGAGCACATCGCTGGCCTGTGCCACACGCATGGTCTTGAGTGTGAATCCCAGCCCTGTTCCATTGGCCACAACTCTGTCACCAGTGAATGCAAACGCAATGTTCACTGTGGTCAAATTGGCCACACTTAACACCTGGTAAACTCCGTTGATCTCTATGTCAAAGAACTTGATGATCAGTTTGTCGCCAGCGGCAAGACCGTGTTGAGTACTGAAAATTACTCTGCTGGTACCGTCTAGGTTGTCGCAAACGTGCTGTATGATTCCAGGCACAGCCTGGGCACGATAGATGTTCCAGTCGTAGTTGTTAATCTTGGCTACCCAGACACTGGTACCAACTTTGATTGAGTCAATGTTGGCGCTCAAGCTGGCAGAATCCACAATGTCAAACACTGTGATATCAGCATCATCCAGGTTCACATAGCCGGCAGTGGGCAGGCCAATGTCAGTGGGCAGAGTGGTGGTGGTTGGTAAAATGTCAGTGCTGGTCAACTTGTAGCTTTGACGCCACACATCACTTAGCAAGATTTGTTGGTCAGCTTCGCTAACTTGTTGTGGTACTACCACTTGCACTAGACTAGGGTTGGCATCAAGCAATGCACGGTTTAATCGCAGTTCAAAAAAGCTGCGGTTAGCGTTGGCACCGTATACAGCACGTTGGACTGCCCAGTTTTCATAGATGTCATAGTCAGCAGCTTCTTTGCCCAGGTTGGCCTGTTTGAACAATTCAGCAGATAAAATTGTGCCTTTTGAGCCTAAGAATTGACGGTACACATTGACCTGACTCACGTCGTCAAGATTCAGCGCCGCCATGTACTGTCGTGGATGAAAACCAATCAGGCCGTAGCTGAGTAAATCGTTGTCAGTTTCAATATTGGCTGCATTGATGTCGTAGCTGTTGGCCAATTGATTTGCTTTGTTGGCCAGATTAGGTAACAATCCCAGCTCAGTTTGTGTGTAATCGCTTTGAGTCCAGACATCAAAATCAAATGTTTCTGACGGTTGTACAATTTTTAGTGCAGACCAATAGACATTTTTATATTTGACAATCTGACCTTTGGTATACACTCGCAAACCGGTCCATTCTTCTACATTGTCTTGGTTGAGAATAAAGCCCGGGGCATCAACCGACCCATTCCAGTCACCGCTGGTCACAGCCACAAGATTCAGTCTGCTTTGTCTTGCTCCAGTGGTCGGATCGTATATGAGATCACCAAACACACTTTGATTGCTCAGCACAATCATGTGTTCATAATTGGTAAAGCGCATGTTGATAAAGCTGATACTCTGAGTACTCAAGGGTTCAATACTAAAGGAGTTGCCCAGGCGTACAACATTTAGAGTTCGAGTGGGAAGTTCTCTGGAATTTTGATCCAACAGCAAGTTTTCAGTGGTCTCTGTTCGTATACTGTCAACCACAGCCTGTGCTTTAGTCACACTGAGTTTACTTGCCAAGGGATTGATGTTGATAATGGCATCTGTGTCCCAGCCTTGTTGGCTCCAGTACAAGAATTCGTTGACCATTCTTGGCCAGTCTAGCACATAACCATTGGCCATGTTGTCAAACGCAAGCCCTTGTTGCTCGAGCAGTTTACCATAGCTCAACAAGAAGTCTGCTACACTGGTTTCATTGCTGAACACAAATCCATATGGTACTTGTGTTACAGTATCAGTATAAAATGTTGGTACACGAACTGTGATGCCACCCGAACTGTATGTTTGTAACTTGCCGTTGGGATAACTTTGCAGCACCTTAAAATATGGCTGTGCATTGCCGTACCCAAACACAGCATATCCGCCTGTGACTTTTTGTACAGCTACGCTGGAGTAAATGATCTGATCAAAAGGCTGATTCTTGTACAACAGGATATCGTAGCTTTCGTCAGGAATCATCAAGGCGGTGTTGGTTGAATTGGGGCTGGACTTTTCAGTAAACAACTTGATGTATTGTTTGTCTGAGAAAGATGCCATGCGATAGCACAGTCTTACATCTAGACTCTTGAGATCAGCTGTTAGTAGTTTGGTTGAATCAACTCCGGTCTGGCGATTGTAATCGACCAACCAGTTGATGTAACTGGCTTTTGACACACCGTCGCCATATACTTCTACGCCGTTGGCATCCAGTCGGTAACGATCGTTGTAGAGATACTGTTGATAGTCTTCGTTGTAGCGATACAAATCACGATCAGCAAACAACGCAAAGAATTTTGCAGGGCGTGTTACTGCCAACATGTGCATGACCGAGAATGGATATGAGCTGGAATTCCACCATGATGCTTCCACCGGGCCGCCATCGCCAAGAGTCCAGCTCTTGACAAATTCTGTAGCTGGATTGTAGTTTGGAGGCAATGCACCCACAACACTGTTGAGTGGACTTAGTAATTCACCTTCAGATCCTGTGGGGATTACGGGCAACATGCTGGGGTATGGACCTGAGCCATACTTTTCAAACCAGATGCCTTCACGCTTGGGTCCGGCTACCAGGCTAGCAGCTCTGGCAAACTCAGGTTTGAAGTATGGTGTGATAGGATCAGCAACATAACCGGCTGCCAGGTCATCCCACAACACCAAGTTATCACTGGTATAAGGTGCAGGGCCATAGGTATCTTGCCACCATGTGGGTTCTACGCTGATGCCCAGCATTTCCCAGGGAGTCAAACTTGGTTGTTGAGTATCGTAGTAGTATCGATAGATACCGCGCCAGGCGCCCAGCAAATTTTGTTTGTCCAGTCGACTTTGTGCCCGGCTATAGTTCCAGGTGAGTTCGTTGTTGGCTCTGTAATTTTGTTGGCCGTAGTCTAACCGGTTCCAGCCACAATAGCTCAAAAAGTCACTAGCAAAAATAGTATTGATTTCTTCGAAGCTGTAACCAGTTGAACGAAACTGGCCGGGCAACACATCTTCTACTACAAGTGGTACTGGGTTTCCGTCCAGTTTGAGATTGTTGTAAATTCTTGTTTCAAATTCCAACAACACCGCATCACGGATATCACCAAACACTGGAGTGGTACTACCGTCGTGTCCCAGTACAAAATTACTGGTACCGTTACTGGTCACTTGCGGTATAACTGCTGGTTTCCAGGCCGGATACAAACCAAGTTTGGTTGGCGTGTTGGGTACAAATGAGCCGTATGTGGCCGAGTATTCATTGATGGTAACTACATCACCAATGGTCAACGTACTCAGTATTGTGATGCGTGGACCGTCAATGGCCACCGTGTAATCAACTCCACGAGTCAACAGTTGATCATTTAGATATACCAGCAAGCCAAGATAATTTGCTGAAGTGTAATTGTACACCTGCACAGTATCAAATACTTGAGTGGTAATAAAACTCACAGTGTAGGCGTTGCTGTCTGTGATAACTCCAGCAGGCAACATGTCACTCCAGTAAAACGGTTGATTATCAAGTTTGCCCAGTGTCACTGACTGCATGGCAGTATCCAGCACCTGTGCTGTGGTGTCAAATCCAATGTTCTGAGACAGCACAGCGTCCAGCAATTGTGCTTTGAACTTGATATACTCGCGGCTGTTGTATTGCAACGACGCAAAAATATTGTATTCAGGGCTGCGCATAAAGTAGCCGGCCAGAGTCAGCGGCGCACTTTGTTGCAGAATCACCAGACCGTAAGGAACAATGTCTCCAAGATCTCTAGTGTTGTTGGCACCGTTGACTGGTCCACTCAAGGTTGTCAAGTTTTCGCAAATACTCTGATAGTGTGTGCGAATTGTGCCCAGGGTGAATGAGCTTGAGTTAGCATTGAGCGGATTTGATTCAAGGTTGTTGGGCACTTGATAAAATGCCACCTTGCTGGTTTGATCACTCAGCACCAGCACCTCAATAATATCTCCAAGAACATACGTGCCCAACAATGTGATTGTGGTACTGTCTGCTGTGGTCACATAAGAGTATGTTGAAGGATCCTGAAATATGCTACCAACATATATTTTAATAACTGGAACAGCAATAGAAGTTTGTACAATTGGCTCTACATCAAGTTTAAGTGTGGTAGCAGCATAAGAGAACTTAAATTGCTGATAGATTTGCTGCTCTACTGCTGCGGTTTTCCATCCAATCAGTTTGTTGTATGTCAAGCGAGAGTCATATTCTCTAGCTGAACCTGAACTGATGTCGTTGGTCACACTCACATTGTCCACAACATACAAGAATGTATCCAGGTACAAGTTGTTGTCAAATACAATATCACCAACGTTGTTAATATTCAAATATTGTAATGGAAATTGCAATACTGGATCTAGTACAGAGGTGTTACCCACAGCATAGCTAAACAATTTACTGCCGCTAAATGTGGTTGACTGATACTTGACACCATCACCAAAGCTGACTCCGTCAACGTCATAGATATTGTACAACGGAGCCTGTTGAACCGCAATTTTTTGTTGTGCTTGGGTCCATACTGCTCCATCATACCAAAAAGTCAATCCAGCTAAAGTAGTGCCACTAATACAAACAACTGCTTGGTCCAGTAGTACGTCTCCATCCTGAGCCAGCGTTAATACAATAATAGGTTCTGGAATTAGTGGTGGCACAGTGTCGGGTGTGACAAAACTTACAACATAAATTTTATCTCGAACAGCACTGTCTTGATCTGCTGCAAATATTACTCGTGTGCCTTCAACAAAAGTGTAGCCATCAACACTGTAACTGGTCGAGCCTTCAATATTTGAAAATGCATCAGTTTCTTCAAAGTCAAAAATGTCCACAGGTGCTTTGCCTTGTGTGCCCATGTTCCAGAGTCTAATACCTGGACGAAACTGAACAATTGGTCGTTTGGCACGGTAGTTGTTGTCAAATACCGCAATGGTCTTGTTGTAGGCTGCTGTAGCATTGATAACATCAACGTGGAACCAGCGGTTGCTTCGTGTCCATGCATTTAGATCCTTGCTGGCACGATCAATTGTGAGATAATCTAAGTTATCAGGTTCTACGAGTGCTGTACCAGCGTCTGCATCTTGAACATAAAGCTCAGGTGTAACAAAGTCTGTGACTGGTAAAAGTTCAATTGCTGTACCTACCCCAGACACATAGTATTCTCGATTGCTGATGGCAATACTGCTCATGGTGCCTGTGCCGCTGGCAAGAGTCACAGCCGTGCTACCGTACTGAATTGCACTCACCGTAAACTTTGTGCCGTTGGCAGCAATTGACCGCACATAATAGGTGGTACCTGCATTCAGTCCACCAAGTGTGGGGCTCACAAAAACCACAGCCTGACCAACATATAGATCAGTGCTTGACGGGCTGGTAATATAGTTGGTTCCTGCTTCAGTTTGAGTACAGGTGAATGTAGTTGTACCAGAGGCGTAACTGGTTGGAACAACATCACCAGTAAATCTTACTTTGAGACCGTTGGTAAATTTAACACCATTTGGTGAAGTGTAATCTTTACGGCCAATAATTTCATCTACATCTATGGTGTTGCTGCTGGTTTGATCTAGAAGTTTAATTTCTCCAAATATTTCTGGATCAGTACCATCTTGATAGTACAAGGTATTTTGTACTGCACTTAACAAGGGTATTTGTTGGAATTCACCTGTAGAATCCTTGTACCACTGCGTACTACTGTAGGTAGTACCATTGGAGATTGTGAATTTTTGCAAGGGAGCAATGTCAGCAATCTTGTTCAGTTGAATATAGGTTACTCCAGCAATATCCACATAGGTGATTTGATATTTTTGATATCGTTGATCTGGAGCAATGTCTATGGTAAGATCAAATGGTATGCTGTCATAGCTGCCGTTTAAGCTGTTGTTGGCAGGGTCTTGAACCAAGGGATCAAAGAAACTGGTGCGATACCATCCACCATCTTGTGCGTCCACAACTGGACTTGTGAAGATAATAGTACGGCTGTTGAGGTTGGTGTTGCCGTCGATGCCGCCATAGGTGGCTATAAATTCATTCACTGGCTGATTGTTGATTTGTGCAAACTGCATGTCAGTCAGCAGGTCAACGGTACCAATGTTGGTAAGATTGTAGTAGAAATCTTGGGCTGTTTTTAGAGGCACGTTGAACACCACAGTTCCAAGATCTTCACCGTTGTTGACCACGCCTAGCACATCTCTTGAACTGATGTTGGGGGTAGATGTTACTGCGCCCGAAACACCGGGTGTTGACTGAATCCAGAATCCTGGACCTGTACCTGGCGTAGAATTGACAATATTCAATGTGCCTTGCATCAACACTTGATTTTCTGAAGCATAGTACAGAGTATCTGGGGCGTCTTGCGGCACGGTAAATGTGACCAAGCCAGTTGTGGCACCGTTGCGAGTCACTCCTGAGCTGTATAGTTCGCCAAGGCCTGTAACAGGTTCAGTCTTGATATAGAATGGAAATACACCATTCAAGGTCAAGTTGAATACGTAGGTGTTGCCACGAGCAAGAGTCAGGGTGGGATTGTTTTGAAAATCAATCACATAAGCACCAACACCAGAATTACGAACTCGATAGTTTACAGTTTCCTTGGCATTTTGTGACACTTGAAAAGTGTAGCTGCCGCCACGTACCAGTTGAATAATTGGATCTGTGCCAGTAATTCCAGAAAAGTTGTAAACACCATTTTCTCTTGTGACTACAAAATTATCAGTGATTGGAATGCCAACAGACGCAACATCAACTGCCGCAGGGCCTGCCGGAACCCAAAAATATTGACTAAAGTTTACGAATGCATCAAAGTCAACAAACGGATCCCAGGTATAGTATTCGCTTGAATACAGTCTATCAGGGCGCGATCCTGCGCCGCCCTGAAAGGTCACAGCATCATTGAGACCTGGATATGTTATGACATCCTTGATTGTGTCTGTGTCTGGCTCCAGACTCACAACACCGGGCTCTAACTGATAGTCAGCTCTGGTTGTAGTTGGCTCAATTACATATCGGTCGTTGGGATTGACACCTGGACCTACTGTGCGGCCAATAAACCCTTGTGTTTTTTTAAAGTTGGGCTCTTGAATCAGTTGATCAAGGGTAGCTGCCAGGAACTGCTTGTTGGCGTCAGTTTGAAATATTTCAGGAAGAAAATCTACACTACGAACATTAGCCATTAAATTACTCCGCTACCAGGGGCAGTACGCAGATTGGTACTGGTAAGTGCTTCAATCACATCAACATTGTTGATGGTTGCGCCATTGACAAATATTTCGTTGGGGGCTGAACGTATTTCGTACAGGTCACCAAAGTATTTTTGTGTGTCAAGCGGTACCAAGACCACTGAGCTAACTATTGTTCCAAGTGTTCTATGCAAGTATGCCGCCAATTCTGAGAAGTAAAAAGTATCGCCAAAGTTCCATTTGTCAATGGAAAAATATGTGTTCATGGCTGCTACCACTGCGCTTTTGATTTCGCTAGTGCTGGCCGTGCTGTTGGATGCACGTATGACCTTGATAGTGGCTCGCAGATTGGACGCGGCTTTTTCACCAAACAAGGGTTTGAACACCACTGAATTCAACACAATGTTGTCGCTCAACATTTTGTAATCTTGTAGTTTTTGATATGCTGTTGACAGTTCGTCGATGCTGGGCACATCTGGCTCAATCACTGTGCCTGTGGTGTCACGAATCCAGTTCTGGTATGCTGTGTAGTATGCCAGAGTCACCACATACAAGTCAATGATATTGGTTGTGCCTGGATCAATTCTGCTGGTCAGTGGACTGTTGTGACGGTATTGATAATACAAATCTTGACGCCCTGTTCTAACCGTCCATTCATCTGACACGTTGACAAGTGTTCGCAATCCTGTGGTGCCGATGCTGAGTTGATAGAAGGCCTGATCAGTATAGGCGTAGAATATTTGTCCCGGACTCCAGGCCAATTTGACCAATTCAATATCGTCCAAGGTGGCATAGTCACTGGTCACACGACCAGATTCTACCAGCAGGTATCTTTGTAGATTGTCAAAGTCCACGGTCTGCTGTAGGTATATGTATTTTTGAGTGCTGTCTACTGTGGGTGCCACAATCTCAGAGAAAAAGTCTGGGTTATCTGGCACACCATCGTTGTCGCTGTCACGGAATCCTACCAGGACCTGGAAGTCATCAACATAGCCGTCACTCTCAACTGGTTGTCCAGTTATGGTCATGAAGATGTCGCCAGGCAAATGATCAGTAGAATCAGGTTGTGTGTTTACTGCCAGGCAGTTGATGTAGTCTTTGATCACAGTGCCTGATCGACTGTCGTACACCTGTGCGCCATCATAGAAGAAGAAACGAGTTTGCAGTACTGATCCAAAGTAGTAGGCCAGTCCACGGAACGTGATTGTGTAGTTTTGATTTTGCACCACAAACTTCACCAACCAAGATGAGTCTGAATTTATGCCATTAGTATTTCCTGCATTACCGTTTTGAGGAGAGTTTGCCGCTGGGCTTTCAGGAATTTGTGCCCACGTTGCGTTGTCTCCATTAGACTGTGTGCTGTATAAGTTTGTGCTAGTGATTAGATACCACGAATATGGGGTACCTGTGATATCTCCGTTGTTGTCATAGCCAATACCAAAGTTGCGATTCAACAAAATTTGTTCAGCTATGGCCTGCTCCAGGCTGAATGGCAGGTCTGTCACAAACAACGGAATAATAGTGTCTACCAGTGCGCCCGAAGGTACAAAATTGTTGAGTGCAACTGGTCCTGAACCAGAACTCAAGTTGCCCAGGCCGTTGTTGTAGCCGTCGCCTTGTATGCTCAATGGACTGGCCCAGATTTCCAGTGTTTCGTCAGCGCGACTTGGTGTGCCCTGTTGCAACTTGTTGTTGCTGTCAAAGTAATAACCTGATGGTGCAACAAATTTGATCAAGCTGCCCACAGCCACATATTTGAATGCTGTGGTGGTTGTGGAGCCAACTGGAATTGGTGTTCCGTTGGGCCAGGTGGCTGATGTTATTGCGTTTCTAAAATAACCTGTGGTCTCATTGGCCAGTGTGGTGCTCTGATTCCAGGTGGCACCGGTGACCCAGGTGGTTGCTCCGTATGTGGGCAGGGTGGTTGCGGTGACTCTGGGAAAGTTCTCATAGTAAAACTGCCGCATGGTGGTTTCACCAATGCCGGGCTGTACCTGGTTGGTAACCACATCTGCAATTTCATTTCTGTTGGTATAGGCAAACAAGATGGTGGGCAGAATATTCTGTTCCCATAGTCCACCGTCGCTGCCAAAGGTATTGGTACTGGAATATTTTCCTGTGTTATCTACTAGATCAAGATAACGACTGGTACCAATTGACGCACGGTTCAGAGCCTTGCTTTTCACAATTGAATTGTATTGTGTGTAAGGAAACAGGTTGTAGTCCTCACCGTTGACCATGCGGTCTTGTGTGTAGTATCTAGCAGGCGCACGTTGCTTGATAGCATCAATGCTTTCACGTGCCTGACTGTTGCTGACAGGTCTTGTGATACCACAAGTAAATGTCATGGTCTCAAGGTTGCCGTCACGACTGATATAACTGATGGGAACAGTCACAGCCTGCATTTCTTCAGGGTTGATAATGTATTGCAAGCCGTTGGATGCACGAACATATGCACGATATGTCCCCACTGGAATTTCTGAGAACACACCGTCACCAAACACCATGGTGATTTGGTCATTGGTTCTGGATGTCACTGTGTAGATTGGGCGCAGTGAGGTGCCCACTTGTTCTGCGGCAGCGGCATAGATGTTTTCGGTATAGGCCCATTCACGACTCACACTGCCCACGTTGTCCAACTGGAACAACCAACGGTCTTCGTTGTTGACGCCCTCAATGTTGATGTTTACTGTGCGATTTGATACTTTTTCAGCCAGGTTGAAGTCTTGGTTTTGCAGCACGCCTTGCTTGAACATAAAGAAGTAGCCAGTATTGGCTGACTGGAATCCCAGTTGATCATTGCGGAACAAGATGTTGAATGGTTGGTTGGCTCTTGGTGGAGGCTCATATAGATATGTGGCACCCACAGATGTTGAGCTCATGGCCTCAAAAGGCATGGTAACACCATCAACCACAGCGGTGTAAGGCACTATGGGCAAGAATCCTGGCACCAGGTTAACTGCATATTCATCTGTGCGCACACCCAGAATAGTCTGGCGGTTGCCTGGACGGCCCACACGCTGAGTGTCTACTAGGCTGCTGTTGATGATTGTGGTGAACTGTTCTTGCCAGTCAGGATTGGTTGGATCAGACCAGTTCACAGTGATGTTGGAAAGATTTACACCTTGATAGTCCACAACATTTTCTGTTGTGGTTACTGAGAATACCTTGAGTAGGCCTTGTGCTGCTATGTTGCGCTTGGCGGTGTAGCTTACTAGATTGGCCAGACGAGTGACACTGTCTCTGCGTTCAGCAGTGTCCATGTAATTTTCACGAGTGTTTAGGTCGGTACGGAAAGCAAGAGCCTGTCCCATGAACGCAATAACGTCCAGCAGGGCAATGTATTCTGAACTTTCAATGTAGTCATTGAATGTTTCTGGATAGTACAAGCGCAAGTAATCAACAAAACTCTTGCGAAGAGTTTCAAAGTCATAGCTCTGGAAGTCTGCTTCGCGATAGGTTTGATAGATCTGTTTCCAGTCCTCAACACCAAATATCGCTGTTTGTCTAGTTGTTTTTGCCATTCTTAATACGCCTCTATTGTTTATTTAGCGGCAACAAAAACGGCTTAGTTATACATAGGAGGCGTTGCGCTGTTGCAGATCAAAGAAAATACTCAGCCGCTCGGCATCGGTAGACGGGGTCACAGTGAGCTCTACCTGAATCAGGATACCATTTTCTTGTGGGAAGGTCACAACTTCGCTGATGAAAATTCTTGGGTCGCCGCCTGCCACACGTTGCACTTCTCGCTCTATTGCCTGCTGTGATGCTTCCACTTGATTTTCAAACAAAAAGTCCCAGAGCACTGTACCGTAACCTGGGCGGCCAGGTAACTGACCTTGACGTATGTTGAACGCATTCAGCAGGTCACGTTTGATCAGTTCAAAATCTGTAAGAGTAAACTTTTTGTATTGCCCCTGAGTGTTGAAGCCAATGAATTTTTGTGCCATAGTGTATTTACCGGTGCTTATGCATTGCGACCTTCAATTTTGAACTGCAATTGATTAATCCGTTGTTTTAGATCTTTGCTGAGTTTTACAACTTCAAGTGTGTTGGTATCCAATTCCTTGCCGTCGGCAGTGGTTTTTTGTGCCAGGATGCCTGCCTTGAATTGCGCCAATACATACTCTGCTATTTTTGGAACCACAGTTGTAACATAGTTATTTTCTGCCGCTTGATATTCAGCGTTGACTGCTGCCCATTCACTTTCTTTTATTGTCTGTTGATTTTCCAGAGCCGCAACTTTGCTAACAAAACTAGTCAAGAAAGCTGTACGAGCTTTGGTCAGTGCAACTACAGTTTTTAATGCTGATTGTGCTGTTGCTTGTGCCGCAGGATCAGCTGCGGTTGGTGTACCATAGTTGACTGGCGGTATTTTATCGTTGCCTGCAATACGACTGCTGGCAGCATCCACTGTGGCTCTACTCACAGTGTCAGTTGATGGAATAGGTATCTGCATGTCTTTGAAAGTGTCTGGTATTTTGGTTGCAACGGCATTGACTGCAAATGCGCCATCGCGGACTGCGGTGTTCATGGCTGCTTTGACTGCACCTGTTGCGTCTCCGGGTATGGGCAGGCCTTTGGCAAACGCTTCAGCATTGGGCAGACTCTTGGCAGCATTTAGTGCCATGCCTGCAAGACCTTGTGCAGATAAATTAGCAACTGGTATTCCCACTGCGCCCAGGCCTGCTACTCCTTTGGCCATGAGATCCTGCTGTATCAGGCCCTGAGTTGACGGACTGGCCAGCAATCCACTCAGCCCTTGTATTCCATCTTTTCCAGTCCAGCTTGCGGGACTTTTTGCAATTGCTGCTAGGCTACTGGTGCCCTGTGCAAGCAGATTGCTGATGCCTGGCTTGACATAGCCAGCAGTTTCAAGTTGTTGAATGTTTAGTCCATACTCGCCAATGCCCTTGGCGTTGCTGATTGTGCTGGCCGATTGTGCCACTAGATTTTTGGCCTGTGCCAATACTCCAGTAACTTGTGCTGAGGTCATGGGTCCTATGCCACTCACTGCTGGTATAGTTTTGGCAAAATTAGCAACGTTGATTGGACTTGCGCCTAGAGGTGTTTTTGTCAATGCCGTGTTGATTGTTTGCAGTGCTGATGTTGCAACACTGCCAGCCTTGGCGGCTGCTCCAACCAAGGCAGATCCAACTCCGCTGATGGAAGACACTGCTGGTCCTACCAATGCTGTCAGTCCTGCTGCTGTGCCCGCTAGACTGCCGCCCAGTGCGCCACCAGCCTGTGCCAGTGCGCTGGATGCTGATCCCAGTGCAGAACCAAGTCCAGCTTGTGCCTGTGCAACTGACGCCTGAGCACCCGGCAAACCGTCTGCTGCTTGAGTAGCTGCACTGAGTACATCACCAGCTTTGAATCCCACCAGTCCGCCTGCAGCGGCTTGTTTTTTAAAAATCTCAAGTGCTTGTTCGCGAGTAAGATCTGGAGGTCCTTTGATCTCAAATAATTTTGTTGTACCATCTGCATTGGTTGTGGCACCTGCTGCTGCGGCAGCATTTTTCAATTGGTCAAGGTTGAATGTAAAATTGCCCATGTTATTTTGCCTGTATCTCCACGCCAGGTGGCACTGGGCTTGCACCCGGAGGTGGTGTGGGCTTGCCTTCTTCAAATGCCACTTTTACATCAACGCCTTTGTTGTGATATGGATACGGTTCGTGAGTAGGAGCTCGACTCACCACACTTTCCAGACTGTTGGCACTGACTTGCCAGCCTTTGCTGGTGCTGAATTTGGTGTCATCAAACACAGTTTTTACAATAGGCGCGGCTGCGGTTACCTTGCCTGCCTTGGGACCGTTCAGGTCAAGTGTGCCGCCATCAAGCACCAGTGCCCCTGCTGCTCCCCAGGCGCCCGATGCACTGTTCAGCGTTAGCACACCATCGGCCTTGACGCCAATTGTGCCAGCACTGTACAAGGTAATATCTTGTTGTGCTCGTAGTGAAATAGTAGTGTCACTTTCAATCTGAAATCCGCTGCGGGCTTTGGCCTTGATTGAGCGTCCAGCAAACATGTTGATATCTCGATCAGCGTGTAGATTGATGTCGCCACGGGTGCGCACGTTGACTGAGTTTGTGGCATACACATCCACTGTGCCTTCTACACCGAACTCCAGCCAGGCCTGTCCATTGGCATGAGTGATGTAAAAGAAATTGCCTGTATCACTCATGGTGATTTGATGACCTTTTGAGGTTCTCAATCTAAACAAGGCATTGTCGCCTTCAAGATCGCCGTCATCCATCACTAGACTGTGTCCGCCCACTCGGCCAATGACCTTGGCATCGCTGGGTTTGATTTCTCCGTCATTTAGTTTGGTTCTAATGTCATTGGCATTCATGCCACCCTGATAGATAGCCACTCCCGGAGTACTGACACCAAACACAGCACTGGGAGTTTCGCGCTGACTGCTGGAACGTATGGTGCCACGTTCTAGGTCATTGATTAGTCCTTGTTGAAATAGACTCTGTGCCAGATAACCATGCACAGGTTTTGGTTGCTCAAAGAATCTGGGATTGTTGAAAATCTCATCATTGAGGGTGTTGATTTCTGTCACTGGTAGGCGGACTGCGTTGGCAAAATATGCTTCTTGATTCTTGTTGCCTGTGACATAACGATTCGACGATGCGATTGCAGGCACCATGTTGCCCAGGCCTTGCTCAGGAATCACTCCAATATAGAATCCTTGACTACGATCACCATTGACAAATATACACACCACAGTGATGCCCACGTCCGGTGGGGTGAACCACATGCCGTAGCTGTTTTCATTGCCAGGATAGGCACCTACTCCATCAGTGGTGCCACCTGTGGCCGGCAACGGAGTTGATCCAAAGAATGACGGCATGTAACTGACAGTGGTCCAATTGGTATCGTCATCCATGCTGGCTTTGCCTCCAGCAGCAAATGCTTCAATATACACACGCAATCTTCCCGATCTTGTGGGGTCTACTGTGCTCATTACTAAACCAGTAAACGGTCCAAATTCTGCGGGCATACCTCCGCGATCTAGTTTAAAATTGCCTGCTCGGCCTCTTGTGCGTGGGTTAATTTCTGCCATGTTGTTCCTTAACGGTCTTTAACTATTTGCTGTGTTGACGAGCCGCCTGTGGTACCCGGAACTGCGCCACGACGTGGTCCAGCCGCAGCTTGAGTCAGTTGTCCAACTATTTGTGTAGCCGACAAGTTTGTCTGCCCTGACAACACCTGTGGCAATTTTGGAGGTCCAAGGCCTATTGTCTCAGATACTATACCAATAGCGCCACCAGTGCCACTAGTAGCCGGGAGTGGTGGTCCAGCAGGCAGCAAGGTAGGGCCAAGAGTGGTCAGTACTCCCGGCTCAATAGTGGCACGACCTACTGAGGCACCTGTTTTGAATGATCCTTGTGCTCCTAGAAGTGCTGCTGAAGCATCAATAGAGTTATCAACACTTCTTGCTGTGGCAAGTCGGGTTGCAGGGAAACGAGATGCTAGGCTGTTAGTTTCAGCGGTGTTGGCTGCTGCTGTGGCTGCGGCTGCTGCCTCAGCACGTTGTTGCGGATCTTGAACTGTGTTTGCACCTTCTGCAGACGGTGCACCAGGTGCGCCTTCTTCAGCTGTAGGTTTTGGAAACAAGAACAATGTTCCTTCTAGTGTTTGTTCAAATTTTCCACCTCTAAATTCACTAACCACCTTGACGGCTTGATATACTCTGCTTTGAACTGCTTCTCTTGTGGTATTGGCATTGCCAGAATAGGCGCCCGAGTAAGGATCCGCTAGGCCAGTGTCTATGTTGTAGTCTTCGGGGCGTTGCCATAGCATTTCAAACAGCACATCGCCAGTTTCAAAAGAGATACTGCCATCTGGTGCAAAACCTGTGAGTACTTCTACTTTGTTTTCACCTTCTTTGATTTCTTTGAACAAACTGCCTTGTTGTATCCAATCAGGGTCACCAATTATTTTTACTTTGCAATTTCTCATGTCTCCAGGACTGAACAAATATTCAGCTGCATTGGCAGCAGGTTCGTTGACTGGGCCTTTTTGTCCTGAACTGGTTTCGTTGCTGCGAGGAGCACTGGTATATTTCACAATATTATTTGCATTGCTGGTATACAGTAATCTTGTGTCTGCTGCTATGCTGTTGGTTTCGCTATTGCCCGACACTGTGATTGTGTATAATGCATTCAGCGTTTCTTGATATTCTAGCACCGCCACATTTTGTCCAGTAAACCAATAGGGATATCGTTTGTGTATCCCGTAAAATTTACTGACTGGGAAATACTTGCTGTTGAGATTTGACGGAACAAAAGGTCTAACCACATACTTGATTTTGTAAGCGTAATCGTTTCTCAGCGGATCAATGTCGTCACCAATACGTGTGGCAAACATTGTTATTATAAACCAGGATACTGGCTTGTTTCTAGCATTGGGATTGGGCAATGCTCTGCCATCTGTTTGCAATATAACCAGCTGCTGATTTTGGATATAACTGCTGTTACGAATAGTAAGTTCTATGGCCTGCGTTATCATTTGTCCGGCCGTGATACTAAAACTCTCACTTACTGAGTCAACTGTGGTTGTTTCTTGATTGAGACTTTTGGGATCTTTGCTAGCTGTTTGACCAGCTGCAAATTTAGCCTTGTCATTCTGGACCTGGCCAAGTGGTTTCAGTGTTGCATCTGAAATAGCTGATGCAGGAATACCAGGAATACCTTGAAATTCAATTGAATATTCATCGGCTATTGTAAAGGTGCCATCCTCCACTAGCTGTTGAGCGGCGGCATTTAACGCCCCCATGAGACCTTGTGTGAGTGTTGTCTTGGCAGTTGGTGCTGCGGCAGCATTAGACGGTGCTGTGCCTTGTTTTGCAAATCTATTGTCACTTCCGTCTGGCGTAGCGGCTGCTGTACCCCCTTGTCTTAAATTTCTTGCTGCTGCGGTATTCCTGATTTGTGTTCTTTCAGCGTCGGCAGTGGCATCTAGTGCCTGGTTGTCGCCGCCTAGTAGTCCGCCCACGGTGCTGTCTACCAACTGCATGTCAGATTGCACTGATCCTCGTCCGGTAGAGCCACCAATCTGTTGTCCAACCGGAACACAGTTCCATTCATACACTACAGTTTTTGATCCTACACTCCAGTTGATACTGTTTAGTCTAAAGGGTATGAATTTTTCAATCACAACTTTGGGGTCACTTGACCCACTATCTTCGCCCAGGCTGCGTATTGGATATACTATATTTCCACCTTCGTCGTAGCCGTAAAATCGTATCACCGTAAGATATTCAGTGGCAGTGTAATTTACTCCCACATCAGACTCACTACCTTGTTGTAAATTTTTTGCAGCTTCATACAGTCGGTCAATCAGAGTCATGCCCTGTGGTTCAACCACTGTTATTTTCATGGTCGCTGCCATTTGACTAGCACCAACGGCTTTGCCTAGAGGCAAAGTATCCACTGTCAACGCATCAATATAAAAGTCATCTCCAAAAAATGGATTTCTACCACCACCAACTCCGGTAGCAGATTTTGTTGATCCCATTCCATCCATTTTTCCACCTACGTTGGGACCTGCTCCACCGCTTTGAAACAACAAAAAGTAGCCATCAATTTTTTTACTCTTGCTGCGCAAAAGCGTTTCGTACTGTTTGCCAGCCAGCATATAAACTGATATTGAATATGAATAGCTGTAGTAGTTGTCTAGGGGATTGGCACGGGGAGAAATTTTGATGCTGGTATAATCGTCCGTTTCGGCATTTTGATTTGCAGCACCGGCATTTTCGGCAGCGTCATCTCTAGTGGGTGTGCCCGGATTTGTTGCAAGTTGTGCCGCTTGTGCAGGATCTTGACCAAATGCAGTATTGGGTGCCGGAATTGCTCGACCACTGTTGCTGCCAGGACCAGTTGCTTGTGTTTGTACCGTGGTGCGGGTGGCCATCCTTTAGATCCCCAGGGCCGATTTCAGCGTGGTCATTTTTGGCAGATATATTTGTACATCAACCGCAAAGTCCAGGGGTGGTGCAGTCAGTGTGTTGGGATTGCGTTGATAAAACACCCACCACAAGGAAGCATTTTGATACAGGTCATAGGCCAACAAGTCAGGTCTATACTGATATGTGGTGTTGATTGTAAACGACAAGTCATCATCCTCTCTGGGTATGGGTCTATTGACCATGGTGTCAAGAAAAAATTGACTGTAACCTGTTTCAAAATACGGGCTAGTAGAATCATATGCAATTGCCATTACCAGAATCCTCCTTTGAGTAGTCTACCGCTGGCAAATCCTTCAAGGCTGAACTGTTTGCTGACTTGGCTGCGAGTTTGCACAGGTATTAGCGTGATATCAATTTCCATCTTGGTTGGTACATAGTTGGCTTCGTTTGTGTTGTTTACACTGGCAAACAAGGAATTTTGAGCTGGTTTTGTTGACATTCCAGCCGGGGGCAGCAGCGCATTGGCCAGTCGTAACGCTCCAGCAAAGTTGATACCACCAGGGCTTGTGGATCTAGGGGTTTGCCGATTGCTCATGTTGGGACCAAAGTTGTTGGGTGCGTCTGTTCTTATGTAGTCTACTTCGTTGGGCAGACTGTAATTAAATGACGATACTACACAGGCATGATTGTTAAATTGCCAGCCGCCGTAGCCGCTGAGATACACCAGGGGCGGCGGTGTTCCGCGCTGAGCGTCTTGGCCGTAAAACATCTTGGTCACACTTCTGAAAAAGTGTATCACTGCCAGCAGGTATGCTGCTTCTCTAGTGTCTTGCGCTGTGAATGTAGCACGTATCTGCACGTCTCCTACACTGCTGCTTTTGTAAAACAGGCCGCGATAGTTGGAATGTATCAGATTGTATTTTTCATAGTCTGCGTTGTAGCTTGTGGTAATGTTGGGAGTGTAGGGAAATATCACTCCGTTGGTGGCAGTGAGTGGTGCCAGGACACCTGCGGCACTGCCTGCATTGTACAGGTAGTTGCTGTTGGGGGCCAGACTGAGTCTAACACGCCAGTCACCGTTGTTGGGCTGCTTGTAACGACTCTGCAGGGTGCCTTGACTCTTGGCATTGCCTCTGAGTCCGGCCAGGAAATTTGCTTCGTTTTGAGCTTCTTCATCAGTTTGCTCTGGAATACCAAATTGACTATCTTGTTGGGCAGTTTGTTGATTGTTAAGACTTTGATCTGAACTGGTCTCAACTGGCGCAGGGTCGGTTGACAACTGAGTTGGATCAGCTCCGGCAGTTTCGTCGCTGGTAAACCTGTAATCATTTCCCAGTTCTTCAGCACCAACATTTGCGGGTTCAAACTTGGCCACTGGCGGATCATTGAATCTTGTTTCTGCATCAAGTCGAGCAGCTTCAAACGGATCATCCGCAGGATCAACTTCCATTGGCACCTGGCGCATTGGTTGCCCATCAGCACCCAGCGGTGCTGCTTGACTATATGTGCCATCGCTTGCACCCGGAGTACTAACTGAGACTGGTTCAAATGGCACCTGTGGTATTGGTTGGCCATCAGCACCTAGTGGTGCTGCTTGTTTGTATGATCTATCAGTAGCCAACGAAGTAGTAGCATCCAGTTGAGTTTCGTTTTGTTGTGATAACTTTTGATCTTCATTTGGATCAACTGCCTGGTTAACACTTGACTTTCCTGTGCTAACTGTTTGCGTGGTTGTTGTGGTATTGGGTACCGTAGTTATGGTTGCTGGGGTTGTTGACTCGGCATCAATTTGCTGATTTTTAAGTGCGCCTCTTTCAGCCGACAGTGTGTCAAGTTTTTCTTGACGTTGCTGTTTTTCTTCAGCACTAAGCGGTGGTAGGCCTTGTTTTTTTCTAGCAAAGTCGCTGGGATTGTCTTTGGTAAATTGATCAATTTCGGCTTGCTTTGCATTAATCGCCGGTTGTATTGCTGTACTAGTTGAATTGGCAACTCTAGGTCCAGCAGTAATTGTAGTTGACCCGCCACCACTTACTGTTGCTGTGCTGGTAGTAGTATATGTTACTGGGGTAACTTTACCCGGTGGGGCTTTGGCATCTTCGGCATAATCAACTTGCTCAAAGTTAGATGAAGACGCTAGGCCTTGATTAAATCTATTACTTTCTGCAACATTAGCAGCAGTTACTTTATCATAATCAACACCTGCAACTTTACCGCCGCCGGCTATAGTGGCGCCCAGTTGGCCATTACTGCCAAGGGAGTAGTTACCGGTGTCAGCTTCAGATATGCCGGATTGTATAAACGCCGCATCTTGAGACATGCCCGATTGCACCAGCCTGTTATAAGCTGCTGCTTTGTTTGCATCATATCCTGCCATAATTATTGTTTCCTATATCTTATTTACCCAAATTTTTAACGGCGTAGTTAAACAAAAGGTTGACAACTGCTGCAAATATGTTATACTAAGTACATATCAGGAGACTACGACACCTATGTCATTACTACCCAAGGCGGCTCCCCGCGTCAACTATCTCAACAACAGGGATATTCTCAAAGAAATTCACCTTAGCAAAAACAACTATTGCTGGTATCAGGATCCGGCGCTGGATCATCAATTTGATATTATTTTGCCATCCCTTGACAAGATCAATCAGAGAACCATAGCCGAAGCCCGGCGCAACCGAGCCGATCGACTCCGGCGTGAGGGCACCATTGTGGATCCAAAGAAAATTCCCAACACAGACATTGTGTTCCGCATCTCATGCTGGGATCACATTCCTCGGGCACCCAAAAAAATCACCAAGGCCGAAGCCAAAAAGCGCAGCCGACTGGAAGATATTCTGGATCTTGATGACGTGGTAGAAGACGATCCCTTAGCGGATATTCTGGATGCGCCTGTGCTGGACATGAATCATGTGCGGGTGAACTTCCCGCCGTTTGAACACTACAGAATAGACGATGCCAAGGTGCCGTTTATTGTGGGTCGTAGTCACTGGCAGGGAGACTTAGCCACTGGTGTATATTCCAAGGACCACGGTGACATGACACGCAAGCTGGCCATGATGTTCATGAAACTGTGTGAGCGTTATGCCACAAGATCCAACTGGAGAGGATACACCTACAATGAAGAAATGCGTGGACAAGCCCTGCTGCAACTCAGCCAGATTGGCTTGCAATTTGACGAGTCCAAATCGCAGAATCCTTTTGCGTATTATACTGCCGCTATTACCAATAGCTTTACTCGTATCCTGAACATCGAAAAGAAAAGTCAGAACATTCGCGATGACATTTTGGAGATGAACGGACTCAATCCTTCATGGACACGACAAAATTCTGGCAAGCACTCAATGGCAGCCATGAGCGGTCCGGTCACTATCACTACCTATCCAGAGTAATTTGTGTCGTTTTTACTATTGCACAACGGCAATTGCCTGGTTAAACCCTGGGCCAGCAAATTTTACAATTGTACCCAGATGGTGTGCCTAAACGATCCCTGGCCTGATGCAACAGACTTGCAAGAAAAATATCAGTTGGTTAGTGCAACATCTATTTGCACTGATTTGACCACTGCTGATGTATTTGACATTAAAGAATTATTTAATGCCAAACAAAGTTTACAAATAGTAAAAGTTATTACAGCATATGAGAATGATCTTGCGAATCTTGAACCTGTCTGGGGAGACAACTACAGCAAGGAACAATGGTTAATCTCTACATTTAGTCGGTTAAGTTGTGCTGATCAAGTTGTTTTCTTGCAGCCGGTGGTATTATCGTGTCTGCAGTCGGGTCCTGACATTATCTTTACACCCGGGAGATCAGGTACACATGTACTCAAAGGTATTACCAATGTACATAATTATTTGCATCATGACGATAATTTGTTAATATCTAACAAGTTGACAGAATTGGTTAATGCTAAAAAAATTATTAGTGTATTACGTAAGAAATTCATTGACCAGGTTTGCAGTGATGCTATTGGTCAAAAGTATGGAATAATAGTATCTAATAGACACAATATTGACAAGAATTGTCAAATTACATCCAAGTGGAAACCAATAAAACTTTCAACTACCAACTATCAACTTACATTGGAAAAAATTTGCAATTATGTAGATGTGCTGTTGGGTTTGAAAATGTTATATAACAAACATGTTGAATTTAGTTTGCTGGACAATTTACAAGAACATTTTGATAATATTTTTTTTGTAAAGAATCCTTATCGGTCTCAAGACATCATATCAAATTATTCAGAAGCAGTGGCCGTGTGTGAACAAAAATACCAACCAATATACGATCAAATTATTGCCACCTTGCAGAGAGTATTTGGCACCAATCTATATAATCTCTTGCCAAAGGAATTGACTTCAGCAGCTATAGACTGTAAAATTGTGGATTAAAGGAACCGATGACAAATCTATTTCGCAAAGCCGCGGTCTTCACAGACATACATTTTGGACTCAAGAGCAACAGCACTCAACACAATGAGGACTGCCTAAACTTTGTGAAGTGGGCCACCACCAAGGCCCGAGAACAAGGTTGTGAGACTTGCTTGTTCCTGGGTGACTGGCACAACAATCGTGCTAGCCTAAACATTGTTACCTTAAACTACAGCCTGCAAGCACTGGAGCATATGAATGACAACTTTGAACATGTGTATTTTATTCCTGGTAACCACGATTTATATTATCGCGATAAACGTGACATTCAAAGCGTGGAGTGGGCAAAGCACCTCCCTCGTGTTCAAATCTGTAATGATTGGTTCAGCCATGGTGATGTCGTTATTGCCCCTTGGTTATGTGGAGACGATCATAAACGCATACCCAAACTGAAAGGCAAGTACATGTTTGGGCACTTTGAGCTGCCCGGCTACTTGATGAATGCACAGATTGAAATGCCTGACCATGGCGAAGTGCAACGGGAACACTTCACTGGCTTTGAACATGTGTTCACCGGACACTTTCACAAGCGGCAGACCAAAAAGAACATCACCTACATTGGCAATTGTTTTCCACACAACTATGCAGATGCCGGCGATGATGATCGCGGCCTGATGATCCTGGAATGGGACCAGGAACCTGAGTTCCATGCCTGGCCAGATCAGCCCAGATATCGTGTGTTTGGCCTCAGCAACATAATTGACAATGCTGCCACTATCCTGGCACCGGGCATGCATGTGCGTGTGCAGTTGGACATTGAGATTTCATACGAAGAAGCCAACTTTATCAAAGAAACATTCATCAGAGACTATGGTCTTAGAGAGATGGCCTTGATACCCAACAAGTCTAGCTCAGTGGATACAGACATGGCACCTGGTGAGATCAAGTTTGAATCGGTGGATCAAATTGTCACAGATCAGATCACCAACATTGAAAGTGAATTCTATGATAATAAATTGTTGTTGAAGATCTATCAAAACTTATGACTTTCCATCGTTATCACAAACGTAACACCCATGGTAAATTAAAAACAGTTATGTTAGGAAGTTTTTATCCTCCTGACTATTTTACATTTATTGATGATGCAAAAGTTAGATTACCTCTAATGAAAATTGCTCAAGAAATCAATCAAGATCTTGATTATTTTGAACAGGTACTTGCAGAAAATAATGTAAAAGTTTTACGCCCAGCACTGCCAACTTTTAAACAATTTTATGAGTATTTTGTTGTAAATCAAAAATTTTTGCCGCCGCCGTTGCAACCCAGAAACAATCATGCTGTGATAGGTACTCAGTGTTATCAATTTGACAATTATCCTGTTAGCGCCACTCAGCTTATCTCGCAAACTTTGTCCATGTATAACAGTAATATTGTAGATCTATCTGTTCAAAATCGTAAATTTTATTTGGAAAGTATTGATCAAGTTGCTGATCAATGTTACAATAAGCTAACTAACACCTGGTATCGCAGACAAAAATACAACGAATTAGCAGGTCCTGATTGGCCTAAATTTGAAGATTACGTGCAAGGCACTAGATCTACACATGATGCTATACAAACAGAAATGAGTGACTTTGCCCTGGACTTTGTTTACAACAATAGAGACTTTGGACCATTGTGTGCTCCAAATATTATGCCTACTGACCACTCAATAGTTGTAGACAGCAACGAATATTGCAATTATGCTGACTGGATTTCAACTCAGATAAAAACTACTTTGCCAATAATTTCAATCAATACCACAGCAGGACACACTGATGGGTGTTTTGTTATACTAGGTAATAATATCATAGTAGGTATCAATCCATTAATTGACTATAAGAAATATTTCCCCAACTATCAAATTATTTCCGTACCTGCTGTAAATTATCAAGATTATCTATATCATTGGTCAACAAAAATGTCAAATAAAATACAAGGTGCCTGGTGGGTGCCTGGTGAAGAAACCAATCAGTCTTTTACAGAATTTGTAGATCAATACCTTGCTGAGTTCACTGGATTTAGTGCTGAATCAGTATTTGATGTCAACATTCTGGCATTGGATCAAAATACAATATTTGTAAATAACAATCAAACTGCTGTTACTGGCCAATTGAATTGCACCGGAATAAAAACTATAGAAATACCCTGGAGGCATAGATTTTTTGTTGATTCGGGTCTTCACTGCATTACTTTAGATTTAGATCGAGAATAATTATGATTCAAATTAAAAATCTCACTGTTCGGAACTTCATGAGCGTGGGTGCTGCTACCCAGGCCATCAACTTTGACCGCAAGGACATCACCCTGGTGCTGGGTGAGAATCTTGATCTTGGTGGTGACGGATCACGCAATGGCACAGGTAAGACCACAATCATCAATGCACTCAGCTATGCCTTGTATGGCACAGCTCTGTCAAACATCCGCAAGGACAATCTGGTAAACAAGACCAACGGCAAAAACATGCTGGTGAGTCTGGAGTTTGCAGTCAACGGGGCTGAGTATCGTATCGAACGTGGACGCAAACCCAACGTGCTGAAATTCTATGTAAACAACGAAGCCACAGTGGCCACTGACGAAGCACAGGGTGATTCAAGAGAAACACAAGACGCTGTGGAACGCATCATGAACATGAGTCATGACATGTTCAAACATGTTGTGGCTCTCAACACCTATACCGAACCGTTCCTGGGCTTGAAAGCCAACGATCAACGAACCATCATTGAACAGTTGCTGGGTATCACTCTGCTGAGTGAACGTGCTGACGCAATCAAGGAACTGGCCAGAGGCACCAAGGATGCAGTATCTCAAGAAGAATTTAGAATCAGAGCAGTGGTTGAGGCCAATAGCCGTATTGCAGAACAGATTGAAAGTCTCCGGCGTCGACGAATACTATGGCAAAAAAAGCAAGACAGTGATCTTGAATATCTTGCCACACAGTATGCTGACCTAACACAGATCAACATTGAAGCTGAATTGCTGGCACATCGAGATCTTGCTGTCTACAGTCAACAAAAAACAGCACAAGACGCTCACACTGCTTTGGTGGCTAGACAAACAGCCTGGCGACAAAAACAATTCCGAGATGTAGCCGACTTTAGAACCAACTATGATTTACTAAGTCATATTGACATTGAGGCCGAACTGGCTGCACACGCTGCGCTGGCGGCTCACACACACCAGGTCAAGAACACAACAGATCTTGAAAAACTGATTGCCCGTTGCCGCGCTGATAAGGTCAAGGACCAGGCTACTATTGCCAAACTAGCTGCAGAGATTACTGAGCTTGAAGCACACAAATGCTATGCTTGCGGGCAAGAGTTTCATGACGGCAGTCATGAAACAGTGCTGGAAACTAAACGCAATACCCTGCAAGAAGCTGAACTACAGGCTGCGGCTACAAACAATCAGTTGACAGAACACACCGCAGCACTGGCAGCACTGGGTGTACTGGGCGTGAAGCCTGTTACACACTACCGTACTGAAGCCGAAGCTATTAGACATTCAAGCGAGTTGGAAAATATTCAAAAGCAAATTGATGCCAAACTTGCGGAACTTGATCCCTATGCTGAGCAGGTGTCAGAATACACCGAGGTAGTGCTGGGTGCTCAGCCAGTTACTCATTACGACACCGAAGCCAAGGCTGTCACACACCTGAGCCAAGTTGCCAACTTGTTGCAACAGATTACAACCAAGACAGCAGAAACTGACCCCTACACTGATCAGATTGACGACATGACCGATCAGGCTCTGCAGATTGTGAGTTATGATGCCTTAAACGATCTCAATCGATTGCAGGAGCATCAGGACTTCTTGCTCAAGTTACTGACCAGCAAGGACAGTTTTGTTCGCAAGAAGATCATTGATCAAAACTTGAGTTATCTCAACGCAAGGCTCACACACTATCTGGATCGCATTGGGCTGCCACATACTGTGAAATTTCAAAACGATCTCAGCGTCAGTATTGAAGAACTGGGTCGTGAACTGGACTTTGACAATCTCAGCCGCGGTGAACGCACTAGACTGATCTTGAGTCTTAACTTTGCATTCCGTGACGTTTGGGAAAGCCTATACTCTCCAATCAACCTGTTGTTTGTGGACGAACTGATCGACAACGGTCTGGACACAGCAGGTGTAGAGAATGCACTGGCCTTGCTCAAACGCATGAGTCGTGAACGTCACAAGAGTATCTGGCTTGTGAGTCATAGAGACGAACTGAGTGGACGAGTAGAAAACATACTCAAGGTTGTGAAAGAAAACGGTTTTACCAACTACAACACCGAGGTTGAACTGGCATGACTGATGTTTTGATTTTGAGCATACCACGGTTAAGTGCTACTCGACCCCAAAGTGCATGTGGCATACTCAAATCAATTTGTAATCGTGCAGGTGTCTCTTCAAAAGTTTTTGATATTAATTTAGACTTTTATCAAAATTTTAAATCTTCTAATCTGTCAACTGCCAACAGCATTGATCAATATTGGATACAATGGAACAAAAATCTGTTGCCTGAGGAAAAAACAACTTACTCTAGTTGGTTGCAAGAATGGATTGATAAATTGATGACTTTTGATTGTAAGATCATTGCAGTAAGTGTATTCAGTTGGGAAAGTCAACGATTTTGTCTTGACTTTTTTCCATTGTTGCGTAAAAATTTTACAGGCACAATTATTGTGGGCGGGCAAGGTCTCATCAATGAACAAAACGGTAGCTTTAGTACCAAGATGCATTTTGCACACAAGTTGAAAAATCAAGGACTGATTGATCACTGGATTGCTGGGGAGGCCGAAAACAGTTTTTATAATTTTTTAATCGGCGGCGATGTACCTGGATTGGACAGCGATGTGTTGGTTAATGATGTTGATCTTGATATTAATAACACCGCAGATTACAGTGACTTTGCAATAGATCAATACGTAACTGCCTATCCTGGTGGAGTATTGCCAATTGAAAGCAGTCGTGGATGTGTTAGAAGTTGTGCGTTTTGCGACATTCCTACACATGCCGGAGGATATAGATACAAAAACGGAAAAATACTAGCTGATGAAATGATCGGTTATTATCATCAGTATGATGTGCGTAACTTTTATTTTAACGATGCATTGATGAACGGCAGTGTCAAAGACTTCAAACTGTTTTTGAACTGCATCATTGAGTTTTATCAACAAAACAATTTACCTGACAGATTCTTTACATTCAGTGGATACTGGATTGTGCGAAGTGAAACCCAGTTCAAAGAGCACAATTTTGAACTGATGAGTCGTGCTGGCGGAGAAATGTTTGAAACCGGGGTCGAAACTGGCAGCGAACGTTTACGAAACATCATGAACAAGGGATTTTCAAATGCAGATCTTGAGTTTAATATACAGCAGTTGAGCAAATACAAAATGAAATTTTTCTTGTTGTTGCTAGTGGGGTTTCCAAACGAAACACCAGCTGATTTTGAAGAGACCAAGAACTTGTTACGCCAATGGCAGAAATATGTTGCACTAGGAACTATTATTGGATGCAACTTAGGCACAGGATTAACAGTAGAACAAGGAACACCTATGTTTGACAATCCTGCAAAATTTAACATTGTGCCAATCAAAGGCGACACAACCAAAGGCATCAATTGGATTTGCACCACAACTCCCGAACTTGACTATGCAGAACGTGTGCGTCGACGTATTGAACTGCACCAGTTAGCCAAAGAGCTAGGATATACTATTTGGAAAGGTGATGATCACTTGAGTATTATCAAGGATCGATATCTCACGGAGTTGGCCAATGTCTGAGTTTGTGTTTGAGTTTGATTACGATGATTACTTTGGTATTCCCACAGTTAAAATCGGTATTGATCAACAATGCTTGTATCAAGACACAGTGAAAAAACAAATCGTTGTGGTCACAGAGTTATTGCCAGGCACACACACATTAACTATAGAACATTTTGGTAAGCATGCCTGGGAACATCAGAATGACGAACATGATCGTCATATTGAATTAAAATCTATTGTGGTTGACGGAGTAGATTTAGATCATCATGAACATTGTATGCTGACACATCAAGGACGGTGGTATCCAGATTACAGTTTAGAATACATCACTCCATGTCATTGGTTGGGCAACAACGGTACATGGACTTTAAATTTTGATGCACCAGTATTGAATTGGATTATCAAAACAATCAATCCTGCAGGTGTGAGTCCAGAACAAACCCTGGATTGCAGCGGCAATGATACACTCAAAGATACTTTGGACTTTTTTAAAATAAATGTTTGATTACAAAACTATCGACGAGTATCAGATAGAGATCACCAGCTATTGTAATGCTGCCTGCCCCCAGTGCCCTCGCAATCTTAACGGGCATGGTATTAACCCTTACATGCCGTTAACACACTTGCCACGTGAAGTAATTGACCGTGCATTCACTGAAGAATTATGCAGTAGATTGCGTCAAATATTCTTTTGCGGCAGCTATGGTGATCCTATCATGCATCCAGACTTTTTGGATATCTTACGTGACTTTAGAAAGAAAGCCCCCACACTTTGGTTGTACTTTCATACCAATGGCGGAGTACACAATCCTGATTACTGGGCAGAAGTTGCTGGTATCATGAACGGCTACGGACAAATTGACTTTGGCATAGACGGACTAGAAGATACTTTACATTTGTATAGAAAGAATGTAAAATACAACAAAGTTATTGAAAACGCCGCTGCGTTTATAAATGCTGGCGGGCGAGCACAGTGGAACTATATTGTATTCAAACACAACGAACATCAAGTTGAACAGGTCAAACAACTGGCCAGCGACATGAAATTTTTTAACATATTGATTCGAAATACTGGTAGATTTTTAAATCATAGCACCATGGAAGAAATGGCTGTGTGGCCAGTTGCCAAAAGTGACTATGTACTTGAACCACCTAGTAATGCACAGTACAAAAATCGCAGTATAGCAAGTTTAGCTGAGTTGAAAAAACAGCCAAACTATTTTGCTACTACCACTATCAAATGTGATGCTTTGCAAGGGCGCAAAGTAGCTATCAACGCCCAAGGTGTTGTGTTACCATGCAACTTTTTCAATCACAATTTGTATGATGCAAGATTTCACAATGGATCATTACCAGGAGCAAATGCATTGAGTCAGCCCAATGATCGTAATCAAGTACGAGACTTTTTGATGTGTTACGGACTGGACAATCTTAACATTCATAACAATAGCCTTGAAGGTGTTTTTGAAAACACCATGTGGAATGATTTAGTTGAATCGTTTACTCATGATCGATTGTTTGAATGTGCCATGACATGCGGTGAAAAATTTACAAAAGTATGGGATCAAGGAGGATCCACAAGATGAACACATTGATCACAGGTGGCAACAAAGGGCTAGGATTATACCTAGCAACTGCATTAAGTGCAGAAAGTATCAGCAGAGCAAACGGGTGGGATATCACCAAAGATGTTGAGAAGATTGCTGCCCACAGCATAGACTACGATGTGTTTATCAACAATGCATTTGACGGTCCTCCACAAGAATCCTGGGCCAATTTTGCACAGTCACAGGTGTACTTTGCAGTGTATGACGCATGGAAAGCTGCTGGCAAGACTGGACATATTTTCAATATTGGTAGCTCGGGCAACAAGACCGTTGTTGCACCTGAGCCCAGATTTGAAACCTATCGTGTAGCCAAAGCTGCCTTGTCGCATGCCAGCAAGCAAGGCACACAGGCATTTAAACAAAATCAAGTGGGATTCAAAACCACTCTAATAACACTGGATAGACTGGACACTGAGCTAACTCGCAGCCGAGCATCCTGGACAGGCAACGGAATCAATCTAAACGACATAAGCAATTTTATAAAATACGCTATCACTGTGAACTCAAACACAGTGCTAGAAGAGGCAACTTTTTACTGCAATCTTGACCACAAGGCATAACTATACTGCAAAGGTAATACAACAAATTCTCGCATGACATGGCACTATCAAAACACCCCAGTTGAGACACTGCCCGAAGAATGCATAGGATTTGTTTACCTGATCACCAATAATCTTTCTGGTCGCAAGTACATAGGCAAAAAACTAGCTAAATTTTCAAAAACCACATACAAAACAGTCAAGCAAAAAAACGGCATCAAGAAAAAAAAGAAAATTAGAACCAAAATTGACAGTGATTGGCGCGACTACTACGGTTCAAGCGAAAATCTAACTGTTGATGTCGACACCCTAGGCACCGAAAACTTCACCAGAGAAATACTTTACTATTGCACTTCAAAGGCACAATGTTCATACATTGAAGCTAGAGAACAATTTGATCGCAAGGTATTAGAATCAACAGATTATTACAATGGCCAGATCTCAGTTAGAGTACATGGCTCACACATCATAAACAAAATTTAAGGCAACACAAACGACACTGTGCCGGATGTTTGATTCGGCTCCATTGAAGAACGGTGAAATACCCGGTCTGGACTTGGACGTCAAAGGCAATTGCTAACTTAAGGCAACAAATGGTCGGGGCTCTGTGAAACAGATACAACCCCTGCTTATAGGACTTGGATCTACATCGGGTTACTAGGGTTCCGTTGATATGTGAAGCTTGAGTAGGGGGTACCGGTCAACCGCCTCCGTGTAGGAAACTACAATCTCATTACTATAGATGACTGCTGTCACTCGGATGATGCATTCAATTCACCGTGCATACGGTGAATTATGACCACATAATCTGGATGATACTTAGTTCAGCTTCGCTTTAGAAACAATGTGTGAGCGATAGCGAAACACATAGATACACGAAGTGTATCTTGAAGCATTAGAGATTAGTATCTGGCCAGTCTCTAAACAGTGCATGTTGAATATCACCTGATACAAACTGATTGAAGCTTTTGTGCTTGACTTCAAGTTCTCCTTCAAGTGGTGCCACACGTTTGAATGCCAAATCCATCTGAGCCATGCCTGTAAATTCCATTAGGATCATCCATTCGGGCATGTCTGCGATACTGCGAAATCCCATCTTGCATCGAGTGATTCTGTAACTCTCCATTTTGCCTTCTTCAATCAAATGATCAAAGAAACTCTTCATGCCGTTTACCCAGTCAAGGTCTGTAATGTCGCCTTGTTTGTTGGCCCAAATTGTGTATAAGTCTGCCATGTGTTACTCCAGTGGTCCTAGTATTTCAAATCCGTCTATGGCAGATTTGTACAGGTGTGCTTGTTCAAGATACAGGTATTCAAACCCGCGAGCCCGGTAGATAGCACACTCTGTTTTCATTGTTTCTATTCCCAATCGTGTTTTGGGATTGTGATAGGTCCATGCAAACTGATCACACTGTGCATTGTGTTGATCAAATCGTCGTATCAGGCTCCAGGCAACCAGTTGTTTGTTGTCATAATAGCCAATGATGTCCGCCATTGGATCAAGGTATCTACTGTGAAACATGGGCATGACGCTTGCAAAGTGTTTGTAGGTACAGTAGGTCTTGTAGATAGCATCCAGCTGAGCTAAAACATCGGACTCGCGACTGGTAATGTACTCCCAGTCTACCGTGGGTTCATAGTTGGTTTTGCTCAAATCAACTCTGGCAAACTGATAGCTCATGATCTTGGGTCTGTCCGATTCTGAAACAACTGTTCAAGATAGGGTTCAGGCCAGGCATGATAGAAACCTTTTTTCTCCATGGCCTGTGCTCGACTATTCAGATCAGACAGAGGTTGCAGTATGCTGAGTGCATACTGGCCCTGGTTCATGCAGATACCATTGACCATTTCCACATCTTCAGGATGATCCTCTAGCACCAGCAGATCGTTGGCCAACAAGAAGTCTCGGTTGGCAGCATCCAGTCTGCCGTGAAAAAAGTTGTAGGTCCACTCGCCCGGATCGTAGGCATATATTATCACTTCGTATTCGCCCATGCCTTGGGCACAGCGGGCCTCAAGATCATGATATGGATCGTTGCCCACAAATATGCCCACGGTGCGTTTGAGTCGTGCTGACCTAGCAAACGGACATGGAGGAAAGTTGCCTAGACTAGGGTGCGGAACTTCCACAAAGGTTTCTGACCAGTGTAGTATGTCTTGAGTGACTTGAACAATGTTTAACATTAGAAGAAAGGTAACTTTGAATTTTTTGTAGTTTCGTGATGCTCTTTGATCAAGTCAGTGATCAGGGTTCTCTCTTGAAAGCTCATGTTCATGACATCCTCATAGGTGCCGCCACCGCGCAGGTACCAGGACATTTTTAAACACTGTGCTCTAACAGAGTTGGCCTCTTTCTCCATTTTATCGACTAGGTCTGAAATTTCTTCAGACGTAGATGTTAGGAGGCGGCTTCGAAAAAACTTGTTTGATCCAGAGTCAAGGCCTGAGCATACTCATGTTCGCAGTTGGTGCACTTCATGTTCAAGGGTTTGAATTCACTGTTGGATCTCAGAGTGGTAATGTGATCTCGAATCTTCACAAACAGCCCTCGATCGCAGTTGGCTAGAAATTCAGCTATATGCTCATGATCTGTGACCAGCATACCTGGTGCCCTGATACTGGCAATACTCCATTTGAGTGCACCGATTGTGAGTGCTGTGATTTGCTGGATTGCTTCGTTTAGTTTGATAATTTTTTCTTCGTCAGGCAATTCACTCTGAGTGATTGATTGTATTGTACGTTGTTGTTCAAATTGAGACTGGTTGGTTTGATTTTGTTCGCGATAGGTCATGGGTCTAAAAGTAAATGCCAGATCACCTTGCTGTAGTGGAACGTCATAGTTCAAGGACGTTAGATTTTCCAGTACAGTGCGCAGATCAATACCGTACTCGCCTTCATTAGAACAGCTAGGGCAAGTACTTTCTATTTCCATGTTGTGTCCGTAACTGGCAATTCTAATAGCAACCAGAATAGCATTGATATCAGTGCCGGGTGCTGACCATGCATCACGTATGGCAGGAACACAGCTCTGTATCACATTGACCACTGCTGTTCCATTGAACAGGGCGTCAGGAGTGCGATATGTTATTTCATCAATGGCAGTCATGGGCAAAACTGGCAATTCTTTGTTGTCGGGCATCTGGATTGTGTCCTTGGGCCAGAAGTTGCCCGCTGAAGGCAAGCTCAAATAAATGGCGGGTTGTCTAAAAAATTGTTTTAGCGGGTTTGCAGTTTGGTTCATAAATCACCTATAAATATATCAATACTTATAGGCTCTAATCATGTCAGAAGAAAATATTTCAGACGCACAACGCAAACTCACTGAAGCAATGCAGCAGCAGGCCCTCGACTATGCTCGATATGGTCAGATGCAGGTCACAACGTCTGACCAGCTGAGAGACGCTCAGGTTCAAGCTGCAACTGGAATGAGGAACTTCACAGCGGCCGGCGGCATGGCTGGCAAAGCCATTGGTGCATTGGCAGGCGCAGGTGTGGCAGCAGCAGCTGAAATGTACAAGGGCAAAAAAGGCATGGGCGCCTTCAATTCCAGCCTGGATTCACTGAGTGAAGCAGCCACACTAGCAGGCGCTGCCTTGACTCTGTTGATGCCGGGCGGCATCATAATGAAAGCAGTTATTGGCGGTCTAACCATGGCAGCCACAGCAGCCATTGCTTACACCAAAGCTGCCAATGACATGTCCGACAAGCTGTACAAAAGTTATTCAGGACTACAACAATCTGGAGCCGCAGCCGCAGATGGCATGACAGGTGTGTTTGAAGATGCCAAGAAGCTGGGACTAAGCATGGACCAGCTGGACAGCATGGTAAGTCTGGTGGCAGCAAACAGTCAAGATCTAGCAGCATTTTCAGGATCAGTGAGTCAGGGTCGCAAACAGTTGGCCAACATGGGCCAGTCACTCAAAGGCACCGCTGAAGAATTTTACAAAATGGGTATGTCCCAGGAAATGGTCAACGAAGGCCTGGCCAATTACCTAAGAGTACAAACCAGAAATGGTCGCGCACAGACCATGAACACGGATCAGTTGGCGGCCAGTGCAAGAAACTACATCATGGAGCAGGACAAACTTGCACAGATCACTGGTCTAAATGCCAAACAGCAGCAGGACATTAGAGAATCTGCACTGAATGAAGAACAATTCTTGGCCAAGACCATGGACATGCGAGCCAGAGGACAGAACAAAGCAGCCGACGAAATGGAAACATTCAACGTCTTGGTCACATCAATGGGTGAAGGGGTAGCAAAAGGAATTAGGGCCAGTGTCAACGGTAACCTAATGGACGAAGCGGCACAAAAGCTAAACTTTTCCGCAGCCGGCAAACAGAACGAAATAATTCGAAAAATTCAGTCTGGTCAAATGTCAGCAGCACAAGGTGCTCAAGAATTGGCCAAAGCCCTTGGCAAATATGCCACAGGTACTGGTCGAGCTCTGGGTACCATACAAGCTGGCGAAACAGTTGGTATCAAATTGTCTGAGGCCGAACGTGCCCGTCGCCTGGCTGACAATAATTTTGAGGAACAGGCCGCTGACGCTGCTGCTGATCTTGAAAAACGTCGCAAAGGTGCTGGTGACAAACTGGTGGATGCACAAGGTAACTTGATTAAAGGCCAACGAGATATCAATGAAAAACTCGAAAGAGATGTGCTCAAGGGCATTCCCAACGCACAGGCCAACATGGCCAGATTGGCCAATGTAACTGATACGCTAGCTGACGGGTTTACAACACTTACCAACGGAATAAACCGATTGCTCAAGCTAATCGGATTAGGTGAAAAAGAGCCAGCAAAACCCAAGGAAATGACCAAGTCGGAAACTGCGGCCGCAGCAGCCACTTCAGACAAAAGAAATACAGCCAAGCCCCTGCAGGATAAAGTGGACATGATGGCCAAGGAACTGGACGCAGATGAAAAAGCACTCAAAGATGCCAAACGTGCTGGCAAGTTTGGCGACGAGCTAAAACCACTAGAAGAAAAAATACTCAAAAATAAAAAAGAGTATGATATAGCTGCCAAGCAGTTATTGGCTGCTGAAAAAGAAATTGCTCAGGCTGCACTAGAAGAACAGAAGTTACGTCACAAGCAGACCTTAGATCGCAGAAAGTTAGCAAGATTAGAACAAGACAATCTAAACGATGCTGAAGCAATTAGAGATTTCAACGAAGAAAAAGCCAACTTGGTCAAGGCAGGCAAAGATACCAGTTCTGTTGACAAAAAAATTAAGCAACGACAGAACAACATAGCCGGACGCAGTGCTGAAGTTGGTCAACTACAAACTGACTTGAAAACTTCCACCGTGGGCGCAACAGATAAATCTCTAGCATTCACCGGTGCTTCGGGTAGCAAAAGCAATTTTGAACAACTAAATCCTGTTGTAAAAGACAAAGTTGTTGCGGCCTCACAACAATACAATGCAGATACTGGCAACAAGATAACAGTCAACAGTGCCAAAAGAGATTCTGCAGATCAACAAAGACTCTGGGATGAATCAAAACAAGCAGGCCGGGAAGGCAAGACTGAATCTGGGATGCCTATAGCAAAACCCGGCACTAGCAAGCACGAACAAGGCCTGGCAATAGACATACAAAATTACAACGATCCTGCAGCCGTGTCGGCAATGAATCGGCAAGGTCTGAAACAAACTGTGCCCAACGATCCTGTGCATTTTGAAATACCCAGTGCCGAAGAAGGTGGCATAGTGTCTGGACCTGCTAGCGGCTATCAAACTACCATGCACGGAACCGAAGCAGTGATACCAATGCAAAACAACAGTGGTGATTTTGTCAAGATGTTTGAAACCATGGCAGCACAATCCAGCCGTATGGCAGACATGTTGGAAACTCTGGTACGAGCACAACAAACCGGCAATGACATATCCACAAAGATACTGCGCCAACAAGCATAATCACGGTAAATAAACTACTATGGCAGAAACAAAACAACCCGGCTGGCGCAAGTATTTCAAGGTGGCTGACACATCAGGTACCATGAGCCCTATATCGGGTCGAAACCAATTTGGGTTGCCAGACTATTCTCGCAACGACGGAACCAACGGCACTGCACAGGCTGACTTTGTGTTTCGCAACTATGCCAGCAGACTTCCTGAAGTGTACTCGGGCCATCCCAATCGTATTGAACGTTACAATCAGTACGAGAACATGGACATGGACTCAGAGATCAATGCTTGCTTAGACATCATTGCTGAATTCTCCACACAGATGAACGAGCAAAACGGCACGCCGTTTCAGGTCAAGTACAATGACAAGCCCACAGATCACGAAGTAGAAATTATCAAGAAGCAGATGCAACAGTGGTGCAAGCTGAACAAGCTGGACCAACGTATCTTCAAACTGTTCCGCAACTGTATCAAGTACGGTGATCAGGTGTTTGTGCGTGATCCAGAAACATTTGAAATGATGTGGGTGGACATGAGCAAGGTTATGAGAATCATTGTGAACGAATCAGAAGGCAAACGTCCTGAGCAGTATGTGATTCGTGACATCAACCCCAACTTTCAGAACATGACTGTGGCAGCAAAAACCACCACAGACTACCTGACCAACCCTGTGACAGGCAGTGTGGGCGGCGCAGCCAACTACACCGGCGGCGGTGCAGGCGGTGCAGCAGGCATGACTGGCGGTGGCAACAGCCGCTTCATGCATGCCATGAACGAAGCAACTCTGGATGCCAAGCACATTGTACACATGAGCCTGAACGAAGGTCTAGACGTTTTTTGGCCATTTGGACGCAGTGTACTGGAGCAGATCTACAAGGTATTCAAGCAAAAAGAACTGTTAGAAGACGCTATTCTGATCTATCGTGTGAGCCGTGCTCCTGAGCGCAGAGTGTTCAAGATTGACGTGGGCAACATGCCCAGCCACATGGCCATGGCCTTTGTGGAACGTGTGAAAAATGAAATGCATCAGCGCAGAATCCCCACTGTAACAGGTGGCGGACAAAACATGATGGATGCCAGCTACAATCCACTTTCGATCAACGAAGACTACTTCTTTCCGCAAACAGCAGAAGGCCGTGGCAGCTCAGTAGATACTCTAGCTGGCGGCTCAAATCTGGGCGAAATTGACGATTTAAAATACTTCAACAACAAGATGGCCC